CGATCCAAGAGTAGGAGCTAGAGTTACAAAATTACATATGCGACCAGGATTGAAAGAAATCATGAATGGAGAGGAGCTTGTTCATTTTAAACCTAAACCTGGGTTATTAGTATTGTTTCCAGGATATTTGCAACACGAGTTTGCTGTTGATAACGGAAAAGAACCATTTAGATTTATTCATTTTAACTTACAAGCTATTCAAAAAGAAATAGTTAAAGATGGCTTTTAACAATGATTGAAATTTTCGACGATAAGATACCTTTTGTAGACAGGCAACATATTTATCATTTCTCAATTAACTCTAACTTTAAATTAGTAGGGTGGGCAGATAGAGATGATGTAGATATTGCAAAACAGGATTTGCACTCTAATTGGTCTTTGGAAGATTTAAAAAGGAGCAAATTATATACCTACGTTCAAGATGCTTTTAAAAAATCAAAAAAATTTAAAAGTAAAATTCTATTTGATAAGTGTGTTTTAAATTTAGTAAAACCTAATGATTATTATTACCCACACACTCATAATAAAAAAAATACAGTGGCATTATATTATGTAAATTTAGATTGGAAACATCATTATGGAGGCGAAACTATCTTTTATGATAACGATTTAAAAAATATTACTTACACTAGTCCATATGTTCCAGGAAGGTTACTTTTATTTAAAGGTGATATACCACATGTAATTAAATCACAAACTATTAGTGGTCCGTCTTATAGATTTACCATATCAATATTTTTCAATAGTGATGAATGACATGAGTTTTAAAAAAAATAAATACGTAGTAATTAGAAAAGTTATATCAGAGGACTTAGCTATTTTTATTGCTAATTATTTTAGAATGCAAAAACAAGTTCATGACACTTGTAAACATACCAGATATTTTTCTCCGTTTGAAAACATATTAGGTGAGTATGAGGATAAGAGAACGGGACAAATACCAGATACATATTCACATTACGCAAATATTGTTATGGAAACTCTTCTTCTTAAGTGTCAACCAGATATGGAAAAAGCAACAGGGTTAAAATTATATCCAGCTTATACCTATGCAAGAATATATAAAAAAGGAGATGAACTCAAAAGACATAAAGATAGATTTAGCTGTGAAATATCGACAACCATGAATCTTGGTGGGGATGATTGGCCTATATACGTTGAGCCATCTGGAGAAAAAAACAAAAAAGGTATTAAAGTTGATTTAAAAAAAGGAGACATGTTAATTTACTCTGGTTGTGACTTAGAACATTGGCGTGAAAAATTTAAAGGCGAAGAATGCGTGCAAGTTTTTTTGCATTATAATAATCGTAAAACACCTGGAGCTAAAGAAAATATGTTTGATAGAAGACCACATTTAGGACTGCCCCATTGGTTCAAGAGATGATGGAATACCATAATATTTTTCCAGTTGTTATAGGTTTATGTGAAAACAAAAATCATAATTTAATAAAAGATAAATTAGTAACAGAGTGTAACATTTTAAAAACAAAAGTTACTAAGGGAGGGGATAATTGGGACGTATCTACTTTTAACACTTGCGGTAGTTATAATCTGACAGAAAATAAAAAATTTAACCTTTTACATAAATGGATCTTAAAACAAGTACAGGAATACATTATGAAGTTGGGTTATACTGACAATAAAGTAAAATGTGTTTCATCGTGGTTTAATATTTATAACCAATATGATTATCAAGAAAGGCATGAGCATTTACCTAATGATATATCTGCAATTTATTATTTAGAAACACCTAAAAATTCTGGAAATATAAAATTTAACAGTCATGAGCCAAGTGGAGTAAAATATTGTTTTTTACAAGATAACCCTTTAACTTGGAAGTCATATTGGATAAAGCCAAAACCAGGAATGCTTTTAATTTTTAAATCAAATTTATCTCATGAAGTACAACAAAATCGATCAAGTAAACAAAAAATATCAATGGCACTTAATTTTAAAATACTCTAATGGTAAAAATTATAAAAAATGCTTTAGATAAAGCAACTCATAAACAAATATTTGACTTAGTATCAGACAACTATAATTTTCCATTGTATTATAGTTCGGGTGTAGCTAATGAAAAATATAAGAATAAAGATTTTTTTTTCGTGCATACTTTTTATTATCATGAAAAAGAATTAAATAATCCTTACTTTAAATTTATTTGCTTACCTTTATTAGGTCTTATTAAATTTAAAAAATTATTAAGAGTAAAACTTAATTGTTATGTTAACCAAAAAGACCAAATTAAACATGGTTTTCATCATGATTTTACATCCTCACATAAAGTTGCATTATATAATATAAATACTAATAACGGTTATACTGAGTTTGAAACAGGGGAAAAAATAACATCTAAAGCCAATGAATTAATCTTATTTAATGGTAAGATTAAACATCGAAGTGTCTCTCAAAATAATGAGCAAGTAAGGTATAATATAAATATAAACTATGAGTAAGGTCAATTTTAAGCCTATCTAGATATCTAGCTTCTTAATGTGTAAAATAGTATAATTAAAATTATGCCCTTAAATTTTGTTAATATAAGACCTGGTTTCAATAAACAAATAACTCCTACTGCTGCAGAAGGTCAGTATATAGATGGAGATAATGTTAGATTTAGATATGGTCTACCTGAAAAAATTGGTGGTTGGGAACAGCTTACTGGAGAAACTTTAGTTGGAGCAGCCCGTGCACAACATCAATGGACAGATTTAGATGGTAGAAGATACGTAGTAATTGGCACGCATAAAGCTCTAATACTTTATTACTCTGAAGCATTTTACGATATCACACCCTTAGATACAGCTATAACAGGTGTAACCTTTGATACCGTAAGTGGAGATGCAACAGTGACTGTAAATGCTAGTGCTCATGGCCTAGAGGCAGGAGACTTAATCACATTTAATATTTCTTCAGCACCAACTGGTTTTGTAGCAGCTGATTTTGACGGAACTTTTCAAGTAATAACTGCGCCTGATATTAATACATTAACAATCGAGATGAATTCTAATTCGTCAGGAACAGCATTGGGATCTGGATCAGCATCAATTCTTCCTTATGTAAGACCAGGAGCATTAAACCAAACCTTTGGTTTTGGTTGGGGCACAGGATTATGGAGTGGAAGTTTAGCCGGAGCTATATCATCAACTTTAAATGGTGCATTGTTAGACGATGCTAATGGTACTGGTGGATCTGGAACAAGCATTACACTTACAAGCGCAACAAATTTTCCAACTACTGGCACGATTCTTGTAGGAGGTGAGTTAATAACGTACACCGGCAAGTCATCAAATGATCTGACAGGAATAACAAGAGGAGCTCTAGGTTCAAAAAGAAGTGCTCACTCCGATGGATCTATTGTTCAAGACGCTACAGGATTTATTGGGTGGGGTAACGCTTCTTCTGCTAGCACAGTTGTTTTACCTTCCGCAGATTGGTCATTAGATAATTTTGGACAAACTCTAATAGCGACTATTTTAGATGGTAGAACTTTTACATGGGAACCTATAAATTCAAACTCTAACGCTCCACAAACACGAGCTACTGTTGGTACAGGTATGCCCACAGCTTCAGTAATGACAATAGTTTCAGATCAAGATAGACATTTATTTCATCTAGGCACTGAAACGACTATAGGCACAACTGCTAGTCAAGATAAGATGTTTATTAGATTTTCTGATCAAGAGGATAAATCTGATTATGCACCCACATCAACAAACACAGCGGGTACTTTTCAACTCGACGATGGGACTGAGATACGTGGTGCCGTAAAAGGTAAAGATTATATTTTAATTTTAACAGATACTGCAGCTTACATTTCACAATTTGTAGGACCACCTTTTACATTTTCAATTAGAAAAGTGGGTTCTAATTGTGGTCTTATAGGTAAGCATGCATTAGTTTATGCGGATGGTGTTGTTTACTGGATGGCAGATTCTGGTGGTTTCTTTGTTTATGACGGTACTGTTAAAAGTTTACCATGCACTGTAGAGGACTTTGTATTTACTACAAATAATACTGGAGATCTTGGTATTGAATTTGACCAAGCTAAAAAAACTTATGCAGCCTATAATACTTTGTTTTCAGAAATCACTTGGTTTTATCCTAAGTCAGGAGCTAACACGATCGATAGATCTGTTACATTTAATTATGCTGAAAATGTTTGGACAACTGGATCTTTAGCAAGAACGACTTACTATGATGCTCAATTGTTTGATCATCCCTATGCCACAGAATTTAACTCTACTGGAACGCCAACTTTCCCTGTAATAAAAGGTGTAACAAACGCTAATGGCTTATCAACTTTTTATGAGCATGAGAAAGGCACTGACCAAGTAAACAGCTCTGGTACCACAGCTATTTTAGCTAATATTCAATCAGGAGATTTTCAACTTTCACTAGATGGTGATGGAGAATTTTTTACAAAAATAAGAAGATTCATTCCTGATTTTAAAAGAATAACTGGTGATGCACAAGTTACAATAAATTTAAAAGACTTTCCTGTAGACACTGCAGCTTCTTCACCTCTAGGGCCA